AACACTGACTACGCAACTATTGTCATAGAAACATTGGCGAAATGTCTAAAGTGGACGCACTTAGAAAGAGAAACTGCGCTTAAAACAGTTAGTCCACTTGCTACTGATAGACAATTCTTTATAGAAGATAAAAATGCAAAGATACGCCGAGAAAGAATTAGTTATGAATGTGTTGATTGCCCATGGAAAAGACCCACAGATATGTTAAATGATATTAATGACGCAATCGAAATGGAAAAGATAAACAAGCACATTCAATCTATTAGTAAAAGTTCAGACTTTTCAATGAACGATGATTCAGAATCTAATCAATTTCCAGAAGTAATTTATCCTATGTTTGAAGACAAAATTAGACAAAATGCTGATACTATATGTAGTATTTTTGAACGATATAACGAGAAAATTATAGCGTCTACTCTCAGAGTCACAATAACGAAAGGTTCTACCTCCCCACTAGCTAATAATCAAAATACGAATACTTTGACTACCATCATGAGCGAAGTTATACCTTCTCCTCTTGCAAAACCAATTTCGAAACCAGTCGAATCAAGTAATAGCGATGAAAAACACCACAGTAAAAGCAAATCGGGGTCTGAGACAGACCCTATGTCTTCATTTGAAGAGATAAATTATCCTAAGGAAAATAAAATAGATTGGGCCGAAGAACCATTAAGTGAAGATTCACTTCACTCAATATCCGACGAAATGTCATCGTTCGAAGAAGTAAGTGCTGACGAATCGACTCGCAAAGGAATTCAGTATCCTAATATACAGCAACAAGTAAATACAACCAAGTTCATCACCTGGCCGAACCTACGTGCTTACTGCATTAGAAAAGAAATTCTTCCGAAAATCGATGATAAAACAGAAATCGATGGTATATTCTATAGAAGAGATACAATTGAAGCGAAGGTTAGAGATCCTTTACCATATGAGATAGATTATAGCGGTTCTCACGCCCTACGTAACGAATATTACGATATGAACGAAGAGAAACTCGACGCTAATGAAATGATGGAAAGGATTACAACGCAACAATCTAACATTAAATTCAGAATGATCGAAACTGCGTATAGATCTACATCTACAATCGAAGATAAGATCATTGAAGAAAATGGAATATACCCTACCAAGAAAGAAGTACATACCGGTGTCGATGAGACAAAAGTGAGACTATATTATCCACAAACCCAAGGGACACAAATGGGATTAAGATTGTCGTTTGTGGTACTATGTGTTCTCCACCACTTCGCAATAACAGAAGCTGGAGATGCTCGACACGCTGTAATCTTTGGTGATGACTTATTTGCTAATTGGGACGAAAGCACGATATCACGCTACCAACAAATGATGCAGATACTTGGCTTTGTGATGAACCCCTCGAAGGAATATAGGTCAAAGAGATTTGGACTCTTTTGCGGAACGCATTTTGACCTAAAGAGACTAACTCACTTTGAATACCCAGAATATAAGACTATACTGAGCACGAAAGTAAATAAGACCTCCGATAAAGAATTCGATGAATACCTTAGAATTAAAGAAGTAAATAATAGGGAAATAACTAAGGCAACATCACGTGAAGCAAATAACATAAAACAACTCGTTGCTCATCTATATCATAAGCAACTTAACGTAGTTAAGGCAAAGATACCTCTATATGTACCGGAACTATATGGAGGTTTTGGTTTACTGCCATATGGAAACGAGCAGACCGTTCTTAATCTAAATGCGAAACTCATCTATAACAACCTATCACACCTTGATAGAGTACAGATGGAAAGAAGACTAAGAAGTTGCTGGCAGAAATCTATTCAGGACGAGGAATTAAGGAAGTACGAGAATATATTTAGTTCATATCTAGCCGAGAATACGACGTGGAAACCAACGAAGTATACTGGAGAGCAATATTTAGAACTCGACGAATGTCTTAGCAAAATGACTGTAGCTCTTAACAGCATGAGTCAATATTGGATTGGTTCAGGTAGGTCAAAAACAAATTACACAAAACAAACCGTCTGGCAATGCATCGGAAGAATGCATTCAAGATTACGCGAACTACACCAGAGTCTGACCATAGATTACACGACATCGTCACAAATGTGCTATTCAATCAAAGAAATTGCAGAAATGAATACACAATATTGCAAAAATAAAACCCGTAGGTTCATTAATCCTTCATCACTTGAGTTGTTTATCGATCCTGTTTTAACTAATATTTTAGAGTTTTTCTTGAGCTTAGAAGAAAATGATTTTATAACCGCTTTGCAGTCATTAGAACTGTCTAATGAAGCTTTCTTAAAGACATTAGATCATGTACTCAATTTACGCAATTTTATTCCAATTGCTAAACCAAATAATGGTCAACCCCAAGGGGTTAAACCAATATATCAGGTTCAGTTTGCGGATAAAGCGACCATTGGTGCATATATCTTAGAGGCCTTTAAGCGACTTCAAAAGAAGAACTAAACGACGAGCAAGACTACTACAAC